CTCTTTGGGGAATTATTGGTATTTAAATACTCATAATTATGAACCATATTCTTGGAACACTGAAATATTTTCAAATGAAGAAATTGATAAAATTCGCATTTTGGGAATCAGCAATAAATACTAAAAAGTAGAATCAAATAATACCTTGGCACTTAATTTTCCCGATAATCCCACAATTAACCAAGTCTATTCAGATTATACTGCAGGATTCTATTATATTAGCGAGCTTACCATCATCATCATAATAAGCAAAAACCATAATGACTTCATTTGTATCTACTGACTTTAAACAAATACCAAAATCTTCTTCAATAAAGTCTATATAACAACATCTAGTTAAGATTTCATCTTTACCATCAGGAGTTAAGTTCTTATTTTTGAATTGATACACTACTTTCTTGCCTACCAATCCAGTATAATCCATATGCCTCCCATAGTAACTATATTATAAGGAAGATTATAATAGCGAACTTTTTTAAGGTCAAGTTATTTTAAAAGGTAATTATCAAATAGACACTTTTACTAATTAAGTATTTCTTTAAAATTGTAAACAAAAAATGGCTTGACTTTAATTTAAAGGTTTAATATAATGTTTTATGGAGGAGATAAGAATAATAATGATAAAGAATAAATTTAAAGTGCCTCATGCACATTCTTGCGTTAAAGGTCTTCATATATGTAAATATCTTCTTATTATGAATGACAAAACAGTATGTGATAAATCAGGAAAGATTGTTACAGATCTACATAAAGATAGAGGAGTTTGTAGAGGAAAACTATTAACATTAAAAATTGCTAAATACCGAAATAAAAGAAGGTCAGAGTGTATAGTTTGTCATGACAGGCTTAGTAAAAAGGTTGGAGATTTAATATTTTGGAGATCGGATTTTCATATATTAAAAGAAGGTCTTATTTGTTTCAAATGTACTCCAGATCCACTAGAACTAAAATCTGCTTAAAAGGATGATTAAAATGAAAAATTTGAGTCCTGGACGCCATCCACTTGTACCAATTATGCATATATTTAATGTTAATGATTTAAAAATTGCAAAAGAACATTATAAACGGTGTGTTGATAGAGTTAACAAAATAAAAGGCTGCACGGAAAACCGTGCAACCTTGTAATTTATTTGTTTATGCCTAATTAGGCAGGCTGGGTGAAGTAGCCTGAGAAGTTTACATTCAAAAGGCTATAGAAATCTGATCCACCGAACAAGTAGTCAACGATACCGTACCTTGTCATAATACCGATAACTGGTGTGAAGTTACCTGGCTCAACTGCTCTGCTAATCATTAATGGAATGTAAGGACAATAGATAACACCACTATTTTGAGTACCTGGTCCTTTGTATCCAATGGTAGCATACGAAGTTGTTGCGAAGGTATCACGATATACATTAAATCTGTTTCCAATTGTGCCAACCTTGGCTACGCCTGGGCCTAGTTCCAAGTTAGCATTGTCAACTGGTTGTAGTAAGAAGTTACCAAGGGTATCAAGGGCGGTTACGACGTTGTCAGAACCGATAATGAAGTTACCAGAACCTCTACGTGTTCTTGTTGCAATTGCGGCAGATTCACGACACATTCTAGTATATAAGTTACGATACTTTTCACCTTCCCACTGACCGTCACCAGCAGATACGACGTAACTTACTGTGTTTGTTGCGGCCAATGCATTAATATGTGTAACCAATTCACGATCAATTTCTTGAGCAACTTCATATTGAAGTAGGTTGGTCATTTCAGCTTCAAGATCAACACCATGCATATTCTTAAGATCCTGGGCAGCTTCAAGTGAATATCTTGCTTTCAATTTACGAGTGTTAGCAGTTACTGTAACGTTCATAAGTTTCAACTTTGCTTCTGCCATTGCAGCCTGTTGTGCTGGGTCAACTGAGCTTAAACGTTCACCAGCACTTGTAAGAACTGAGCCGGCGTATGTGGAGTCAACAGTGTTGAAACCTAATTCTGTGGTTTCATCTGACTTATAGAAACGCATACCATAAGCAAGACCAACTGGGCCAGCCATTGGCTGAACGCCAACAATTTCATTAGCCAAAAGGTTTGGGAAAATACGTCTGGTTAATGGCATAAGAATCTTATTGAAGTTGGCGATATCAGAAGTTGTAGAAGAGGCGACTTCTGAAATTAAATATCTGTGCTCATTTTCCAATAACATAGCAGTATTTTTTCTGATAATATCATTGGTTATTTCGTTTAATTTAAATCCTACGTTATTCCATTTTTCAATTAATTTCTCGGTTGTAACACCATCGTATTGTAACATTTTATATATTAGTCTCCTTTATTATTTTCTTATTCTTTTTATTATTTATATATCTTGAAATTAGATATACTTTACGCCACATTCTTCCTTAAGTTTAGCCATTTCATCAACACTTTCGGTAATAACCTTTTCAACGGTTGTAACGACTGGTACTACAACTGGTTCTGTTACTTTCTTATCATCAATGATAAGGTCTCTAATTGCATCAAACTTCTCATTAATTTCATCAACACTCTTACCATCAAAGATTACTTTAACTTTATCGGTTTGATCGGTTGTTAAACCAGCACATTTCTCAGTAAGTACAGTCTTTGCAAGAAGTTTTGCTGCGGCTTCTTCCAATGCTTGATATTCGGCTGTCTTTGTATTAACATCTTCTGCCAATCTTACAATTTCGGTTCTTGCATCTTTTAGAAGTGCATGACCTTCTGAATCAATTTTGATACCAGATGCTGCGATTGTTGCCTTGAAACCTTCAACAAGTGGTTCATAAATTTCAAGTTTTGCTTCGGCTTCAATTAAGGTATCTGGAATAAGAGTCTTCATTTCAGCTTCGAAGAATGAATCCATCTTTTCTACTAAAGATTCTTTATAAGCTTCTACTTCTTTCTTTACGTCTTCTACGATTGTTGACTTGGTTTTGGTAATTTCAGCTTCTAAAGCAGTAACTTTATCAGTAGCTTCTTTCAATAAAGCCTTACCTTTTTCAATCTCTGTGTTCTTTTCAGCAAGGGCGACAGAAACTGCATCCTGAAGTTTTGTTTTGAAAGCATCAGAAAGTTCTATTTTTCCTTCTTCTGAAATGAATTTGAAAAGTTGGTCTAAAATCATTTTATATTATTCTCCTTTGTAATCTTATTTTCATATACATTTAATTACTTCAATATTATTTATATATCTAAAAATTCAGGGCCATACTGAATAGGTTTATCATCAAAGGTTAGAACGAATCTTCCATAAGAAATCTTCTTAGCTCCATACTTTTTCGCTATTTCAATCGCATAATTTTCTTCTTCCATCAAATAATTATTGATTTGTTCTAGAACTGTCATTATTTGAGACTCCTGACAAACTCATTAACTGCTTTGAAAAGATAATCTTCTATCTGTTTCTTAGGAATACTCTTAAGTTTATCTTCAAAAGTATCATAAGCCTTTTCTAAAATTTCACCCTTTTCATTAATGATATACTCTTTGGCTTCTAAAATAGCACTCACAAATGCTCCAGGAGCACTTGGTCTACCAACTATATCAATACAAATTAGGTTGAAGTCTTCTGCAACATATCCATCTTTACCAACAGTACCTAATCCTCTGGTGCTTACACCGATTTTCTGTTGGTCATCATCAATAATGTTACGAACAATTTGCCCCATTGGGGTGGAAGCTACTTTTAGTTTACTATGCCAAATGTTACCTTCTCTTTTGACTTCAGTAACATAATGTGAAAGTCTTTCTAGATTAATTTCTGGTGATTGAGGATGATTCAACTCACCACCAGCATCTTTATTTTGAATTCTTTCCATTAACTTAGCAACTTCACGTTCAATAATATGGCCCTTATAAATTCTGCCATTCTTGTTTTTTTGTTCTGCTATTATAGAAGGACCGTACAGGAAATAATCTTTTTTTCCTGTACTTCCTTCTGTAATTATTTCAGGAACCAAAGTAACAGATTCCAACTGTTCCCATAAAAGTTTCATTTTTCTTTCCTTTCGGTATTGAAAGAATCAATAATTAGTAGCTTGGGTACCAAAGGCCATTATAAAGGAAGAAAATCAAAGCCTTTCCTACAACACTTGTGGAACCTAAACCAATATTTCCGCCTGTTGTTGTAGTCCAAGTTGCACCGGCTGCGGGTATAATAATCAATGGACCTACGAAGGTTAATCCAGCTGGAATACCAGCAAGAGTGGAAATAGCTCCTGATCCAGATACAGACATAATATTTGCAGTTAATGTTATTGATGTTCCAGCTGCTATCGCAACAGTTGCAGCTAAGCTTCCAACTCCGAATGGGAAATCAGCCATCATCTGAGCTTCCCAATTTGGTCCGTCTTTAGGTACTGGTAATGTTAATGCCATTTTATTTATTTCTCCTTTTTCTTTATGTTGTTTTTAGTGTTTTAGTGTTACGCTTTATTTACTACGCCTTCTTCTTTACTTTGTGTCTCTCTATTCTTTATGAATGCTAAAGAATCAAGTTTATTAGCACAATCTGTGCAAAGTGGTTGAGGATCTTTTACGATTGAATTCATTCCACAAAAATAGCAAGGTGTTGGAGGATTCTGTGCAGCTACCTTAGCACCAACAGCCTGTTGCATTTTAAAACCATCACCATACTGTTTGATTCCTTCTTTATCTGGTTCTATAATATTTGCACCAACAATATCTGCTTCTTTTAGACCCATTTCTGTTTGCTTCTCAGAAATACGAGTCTTGACGTTATCTGTTACAACTGTTCTTAATGCATCTTTTGCCTCAGCATATTTACCATTGCTGATAAATTCGATAATTTCTTTTGACTTACTCATCTATATTTCTCCTTTGTTGTATTATGTTATTTTGATTGATTATACTTATATTCTATCAAACCTATAATTTTTTCAATATCTTTTTCAACATTACGGAACTCGTCCGAGAGATTACGCACGCTTTTTATAAGACTGTCAGTTTTATATAAAAGCTGTAAAATATCACCCAACTTTCTATGTAAAACAACTTCTTTACTCATTTCTACTTCATTCAAATCATCCAAACCACTTGGATACCCCATATATGTTTTCATATCTTATCTTCCTTATCTTAAATTAAACAACACCATATTTAAACCAGCTACAACACCTTTCAATTGTTTAGGATCAATTCCAAGGCCCATCTGGTAACAAGTCATTATTGCCTTTTCGTCATCTCCAGAAGAGGCTCTAAGAGCCAAGTTTCTAATCTTTGTTAACTCTTCACGACTGATTGTTTCTTCATTCAAAGTCTTATTATTCAAATAGTTGTTAATTTGATTTAAAACCTTGGTCATATTAATCCTCTTACTATATTTATATAATCAATATTTAGGCCCCTTTTGGCATCGTTAAAGATTTAGCATTCTTTGCTAACTGTGACACCTTTTGAGAGACTGATTTTTGTTCAAACTCTTTAGCCCCCGCTTTTAAAGCACTAGCTGCTTTCTTAGTTGGATCATCTTCATCCTCATCTTCTTTTGTGTTACCATTGATATCTAAACCTTTTCTTTTATTTTCTTTTTCTTGTTCTTCCTGTTCTTTCTTCAACTGTTTTTCATTCTCTTCAATATCTTCATCAGATAGCTTCAATATGTTCCTCTTCATCCAATCAAGACTGAAAACTTTTGTATTCATAGTGGACATTTCATTGAACATTGTAATTCTGGCTTGAAAATTAGCTAATTTTTTTGTTTCTCTCCATTCATTCTCTTCATTAAAGACGAATGATATATCTTCTGGGTTCAAACCATATTGTTTCCATAATCCTTTAAGTCTTAAATGTGTAACATAAATTTGCATTATCCAAGACATAAAAATAGTTCTTACTCTAGAAACAAACTTAGCAAATTTAATTTCTTCTTTGCTGGTTGTTTCACCTTTCCAATCAAACATTGAATTTTCGTCAACTCTTTTTACTGGTATTTGTAAAGCTTTGTATAATTTCTTAACATAGTAAAGGACATCTGTAATTTCTCCTAAATTATGTCCACCTTCCAACATTTGAACAGAAGGTCCTGTTCCATCAGATCTCTTAGGAAGAAAAACATCTTCCTGCATACTCTGAATGTTTCTACCTACATCAATTTCACCAGTTTGTGAGTTATATACTTTTTTCTGTTTGAACCTTTGAATGATATTTTTCATGTATTCATTTACTTTGTTAGTTGGTAGGTTACCAACATCAATAGTGAATGCACGTCTTTCTGGTGCCCTAACTAATCTATAAATCAAGAGGGCATCTTCCATCCATTTTAACTGTCTGTATGCTATCCTGGCTCTATCTAAGAATCCAACAACCAATTTTTCTTGAGTATCTGTTCTGTCCATAATACCCGAGTTGATATAAGCAACTTGGTTATTTTTCATTGTAATGAAACCTTTGGTGTCTTTTAAATCTTGACTTGAAGTTTCATTTTGTATTGCACCTACACCAATTCTTAATCTGGGATCATTTGCTTCCATTTTTTGTTTGAAAGCTTTAATTACTTCATAGTTATCATATTCTACAATCATAGTTTCTGCTGGTAATAATACTACTTTTTTGATACCTTCAGCTGGAACTTTTGTATCAATAATCATTTCACCAAATAATTCAGCATCAACATAAAACTTTTTGAATAGACTGTAGGCGTTACTATCAAAATCAAGAACTTTCTCTAAAATATAGTCATATTCTTTCTGAAGGTTCTTCAACATATTTCCATTGTTACTTATCTTGTCATTATTCACACGCAATGACATGATGATTCCTTCATCATCTTGGCAAATTGCTTCATCACAAATTTCATCCAAAGCATCTGCTACCTCTGGAAAGTTTGCCATCTCTCTATATTCTTTGATAAGTTTTTCTTTATTAGCAGTCAAAGAATAAATTGAGTTGAAATAGTATTGAGATGATATGTTGAGTGTTTCCCACTCACTATACCCTATTTTTTCAATACCATCATCTTTTGCTGCACCAGCTGCTACTCTTTGAGCTGGGGTTGCTATTTTTTCAAATGGTTTAAAGATTTTTACATTTTCTGTAATAAGATTCCAAATTGACATATTTTATTTCTCCATTTTCCTATACTTAGGATATTACACCACTCATATGACTCATATGCTTCATTATTTTATATACAATTGGGTAAAAAAATAATTCTCCAATTGGAAGAGTTCCTGATGAAATAACTATAGATAACGGTAACCCTAAAGCTGATAAAATTAAAGGTAAACAAAAGTGTTCAAATAATTCCCAACCTGCTGAGACTAAACCAAGTTTCCATCCATACTTTTTAACCAAAGATGGTATTTCTTTTAATACTGCCATTGGATTAATTCGTTTTGCTGCTGTTAAACAAGCTTCCTTTACAGCTTGTAACTTTATATTACATCCTGGATGATTATCCATAATATGTATATAAATTTGAGGAGCTAATTTTAACAAACCTTCTTCAATATCACCACTAATTAACTGTAGTAATCCTCTACCTTTATCTTTAGAAGAATCAATGAAATCTTGAATTTTTCCTTCATCTAACTGTGAGAAAAATTCTTCTTCATTTAAATATTCTTTAAATTTCATGCGCTAACTTACCTTCCTCTTTTAATCTTAATTTCCAATAAACATTTCCATCTTTTATAGATAATTTTTCTCCATTTTGGGTGTAATACCAAGCGTTAAATTCTTCTGGGTAATATAAAAAAGCATAATACCAAAAAAATTCATCTGCAACATACATTTCTAACTGTATCATAGCATCATATGTTGCTTTTTCATTTCTGCTCGATTTATCGTAATCTTCAAGAGACACAAATTTAGCTAAATCTTCATCCCAATTTCCTTGCCAAATACCTTGAGCGACTGGATATTTTGCATCACTATATCTCCATATGTACCAACCGTTATCTAAAATATTTACAGAATACCTATCAGATGAAGCTGAGGCTATAACTTTACTGTTTTTAAGATTTTTAAGTATAGAATGAGATTCTATGAAATATTTCTGCCACATAGAAAGAACTCTTTGTCTTTCTATAAAGTTATTCTGCCATCTAGAATCTATAAATTCTTTGAATTTCATTATGTCTTATTGAGTGTGTTTCTTCTCATTTTAGCTTGTTGCATCATAGCTAATTTTTTATTCTGTAATTGTCTTTGGTTCCAAAGTTTCTTTTGCTGATTCATAATAGCTTGTCTTTGAATAAATTCTGGCGTGACTCCAATAATTCTGACGGTATCAGTATGTATCACATCTCGATTTACTTCTATATAATCCCATGTAGGAGCTAGCCATTTAAGATTTCTAACTCTATTGGGAAAATACCTTCTCCATGCAATACCAAACGATGTATCCCAGCTTTTAATAATATCCCATGTTAAATTGAGTGGTATCTTTTCATCTACTCTGAAATCATTATAGTTTTTGTTATTCTTATAGTATTTAAAAAGATATCCAATTAACTTTTCTCTTTGTTTTACAGTTAACCAATGAAAATTAATACCAGAAAATAGATTCATTGGTTTGCCGTCTGCTCTTCTTCCGTTATTCATATTAATCCATAATAAACAAGGACTTCTATCAAACATATCTAATTTTTCTGGATACAAAGGTGAATAAGTAAAACTAAAAAACCCTCCACAAAAGTACTCGTTATATTGTCTTATTAACGCCATGTCTACCTATTTTCCAACCATTTTCTTGTTGTAAATATCCTTCTAAATCATATACTTTTCTTATTTTATTCAATAATATATTACCAATTTCTATTCTACCAAACATTTTTTTAGAAGTTAATTCACCTATTTTCTTTTTCCATTCATCTGTTACAAAATTTATATTCCTCCCTAATAACCAACCTTCTTTTTTGTATTTATTATTGTATATTTCTTTAGAAACTAACATTTCTTTTTTTGATAATGAACTTATCCAGATTCTATCTTTCTTAGCAATACTCATTTTATTTTTATCTTCTAAAGAACGTTTTTTATTTAACCAATATCCCTTCTGTCCATTTTTTCTTTCACTTTGTAGCTTAGAAAATTCTATTTTTATCCATTGGTACTTTTTACTATTATATCTTCCATAACTGGACATTCTAAAAACTGAATGTAACAAATTATAATAATATTTCTTATTTTTATAAATTTTAGCAAGTAAAAGATGACAAATAAAATGTTCTCTTGCCGTTAATTTTACTAAATTTTCAGATTTGTTTAAACCTCCTAAACATCTGGGTAGAATGTGATGTCTTTCAGAATATCCTTCAAGTATTCTATTCTTTGCTCTATCAATTATTTGATTATAAATTCTTTGATAATTCATATTATTTAGAATTATTTATAGGTTCTACAACATTTCTTCCATAAAAAGATACACCGCCATTTCTATCAAATATCTTACATTTCACATATCTATCATCTAATTTTTGTAGATCTTTCCAGGCTTGCAATGCTGATTTTTCAGTCTTATAATCTAAAGCACCAAACCAAAAATCACCATTGTTTATGTATAAAAGAAATTGTTTTGCCATATTTATACCTTAGTTATGATATAATCTTTTAATTGTGATGGATGTAAATTTATAGAATTATTATCACCTAAATTAATAAACTTATGATATTTAGCACCATTTTTTTCAAAAAAGCCTACATATCTAGCAAATACTTTTGTATGGAATTCTTTATCATATATAGTATATTTAGATTTTTTTTCTAAAGATATTTCTTCAGTAATGAATTGTTTGAATTTCATCTTTATCTCCTATTTTGCTAATGCAAAGATTTCTATCATAGTTTTTTCAGAAACTTCACCCATCTTAGTTCCGTCTGGAAGATACACATCATGGAATGTTGTAGGATATCGTGTGAAAGAAGTTCCATTGCTATTCGTTACATAAACAATCTTGCTTCTAACTATAAACTTTGAACTATCTGTAAATGATATAGCTATCTCATTTGAATTAACGTTACCAATTCTTTTCGCTTCTTTCAAATTTTCTTTCTTAGAAAGGATTGTATTTAACTTGAATACGAGTTTGGATACAAAATCTTGAATGATCATATCAGCATTTTCTTTTGATTTCTTTTTAATAATTTCTTTCCAATCCTTTTTAACTTCATATGTGGTAGGATATTTGATTAAGTTAACATAATCCATCAACATAAATCTTAACTCGGATTGACTTCTATCCAATTCAACTTTTCCATTTTTTGAATTATTGAGTACAAGTCTAGTTTTCCAATCAATAAAATCTTTTTCTAGGGTAGGCCTAAACTCTTCCGCTATCATTTCAACTACATTCTTTACATCAACATTGGTTGATAGAATCCTATGTATCTCCGCCGCCTTTTTAGCCTTTGCTTCACCAGGAACTCTTTTAACAATTTTATCTCTCCAAGAATTGACTTCATTAACGAATTGAATGTTTTCCTTATAAAACTTTTCTACTTCTCTATGAAAATCCTTATATACTTCACTTTTATTTCTAATATTCATCATTTTCTTTAATGTACTTTCAAAACCATGTAGAGCCAGAGATAGGTATAACTCTTCTTCTGGTAATAGTTTTCTTTCACCTCTATTTTGAACAATTGGATAATAGTAGGTTTCTTGTATCCATTTCCAATAATACTCCACAAATTTATTAGCAAGATATTTTAAGTCATTCCAACGGGGATTAGGAATACCAGATTGTCCCTTGAATTCATTCATTATATTAATAGCTTTTTGTTTAGCTTCTAAAGAATGACCTTTATAATCATAACCTTCTTTTAAAAATTGTTTAAATCCCATTCAGTCTCCTTAGAAAGATAGTTCCTATTCCTATTATATTTATAAATATTTTAAATGGCGAGAAGATTTCATCTAAATCAATTTCATCCAAGAAACCCAGAGAAGTATGCGGGAACATTACCAATTTTGACTAGATCAAGGTGGGAAATCAAAATGAGTATGTGGTTAGACACTAATCCTAATGTGATTAGATGGAGTAGTGAATCTTTTGCAATAGGCTATTACAATCCAGTTAAATGTCGAATGGCACGATATTATCCGGATTATACGGCTGATATAAGAAATAAGGATGGGAAGGTAATTAGATACCTAATTGAAGTAAAACCAAAAGAACAAACTACTCCACCGGTTCCAAAGCCGCGACAAACGATAAAAACTAAGATGTGGGCGCAAGCTCAATGGCTCACAAACGAAGCAAAATGGAAAGCGGCTGAGAAGTTCAGCCGAGATAATGGGTATATCTTTAAGTTAATTACGGAAGTAGAACTATTTGGCAGACAGATTTAAATTATTCTTCTTTTGGTTCTTTGACACGGCAGTCCTAATTGTCTTGCTCCATATTCAGACCTTAATAAAGGATATCGCCGGTTGAAATGGCCTAACTTAGAAGTGGCAGATTTAAAAGCAATTGAACATCTGGCAAAACTATTGATATTTTTTCATGAAATGAAATCATAGGATCAAAGGCAAATACCTACGAAGACGTGCGGCAATCCATTCCATATTATTTTCTCTCCCCACATATCCAGCATTCCATGTCTGGTTTTTCATAAAATCATGCTCGACACATTTGGGATGATTTTGAGGCCATGTGACCAGAGGATGATATGGGTCACCTACAAGATGGGGGCCAACATGCCCTTTACTCATGGTGCAAACATAGCCGTCTTTATGGATACTAAAACATTTTTCCATTTTAAATAGCCTCCGTTTCGATTTTTTGACGTTGTGGTTATAACTTGAATAGAAAAACAATGACTGCCTGTTGAACCTTCTGTTACCAATGCGGTCAAACCATCATTCAAATAAATTCCGGCAGTTTTACTACATATACAAGATCTGATTATATGAATCGTGATACTGATAACATCCCCACAATGCGGACATCTTAGTAGTTTCATATATTAGTTTTCATAATACTACCTCCTTAATTTCAATCCCTATTCGCTCCACTGTCAAGTTGCTTTCTAATCTTTTACTTCTTTCTCTGCGTTCTTCATGCGCGAGTTTCCATGCTTCCTCAGATAATACAACCCAATGAGTTCTTGGATATTGTCCTCCAGCTTCAGCTCCAGCAGATATTGTATGTTTGGAATAAATACGTCCGAACTTTATAAATTTTGATTCATTCCATCGCTTCGCAATGGTAAAATCATCTTTATTCATTCGTACTCCTTGACAAAGACCGCCATAATCAACAGCAACACTTTCAAAATAAAGCAAAAGCGATCTCTCATTTTTGGTCGTAGCTTCCAAATTCATTTCTTCACTTCTGATGGAACCATCATCTTTTACCTTTGATTTATTCATTTTATTATTTCCTCCTTATTCTTTTGGTCCAATTGTTTCTATCCTGTGTGAGTTTCTGATTTGGCGGAGTATTCACTATCTGCATATTATTGATATTTTCTGCCGCAATACGAACACGTTTCCCATCTACGCGTAGTAAATAAAGTGCTCCATAATTTCCTTGGAGGAAAAGGGTAAGAAGCATATACTCTTTTTCATCTGGTAAAACTATTCTTTCTGTATCTCCATTCGTAAGATGTACGAGTAACATTTTATTTTCCTCCTTCCACTTATGCTAAACCATTAACCAAATAGAGTGAGGTTTTGGTTCTGGTATAGGCAACATAGGCGATGTTTGCTTCTTCACCACCGAAATTAGCTCTAAGGGTGTCTTCCAGGAGCCATACATTAACTGATTCCATTCCTTTGGCTTTATGTACACTGGAACAAACAATGGCGTTCTTTCCTGTCTTATTGTCAACATCTGCGAAAAGAGCTTCAATCCTAGAGCGAATTTCCTCTACGTTCACTAAACCTTCTGCCAACGAACGTAATGTATCACATTGATCCTGAAGAAGGGAAACTTTTGCATCTGCATTCTTCTTGCTTGCCCGCAATCTGGTAGCATGACGTTCTTCATAAGTCGTTAATTTTTCCAGGAACTGCGGAACACTGCGGGCCTTAATTTTTCTGGTAATGGAAATTAGTCCTGCACCAATATCTCTTCCCTTGATAATGGTTTTCTTTCCTTCACGGAGAAGATGTAAGGCGATTCCTGCAAGTGGTGCATTTTTTCTGGAAAGGACGAAGTCACCAATATCTGCGCCCTTGAACATTTCCTCTGGAGACTTGGCGGCGATTAAACCTTCGGGAGCCGTCTCGGCGGCAATATAATCCGGAACTAACTGGGCTGCTAAGGCCACCACGGTCTTCGGACACCTATAGGTAATCGTTAACGGAAATTCCTTCGCGTTGAGCTCTACTTTGAGACGGTCCAAGGAACCGGAATCGGCTCCACGGAAACCATATATTGCTTGACGGTCGTCGCCGACTACAATAATACGGCCATCCTTTTTGCAAATCTTTTTGGCAAGTAGAATCTGTGCAGCGTTCATATCCTGGCATTCATCAATTACTACCATGTCGTACTTCGGTGCGACCCAGTTATTAACCACCGGCACATAAATCATATCGTCGAAGTCAACCAACCCATCCTTTTCCAAAGCCAACCTCATAGCTTTGATGGCCAACTCACATATACGAACCGTATCCCACTCTGAATTCCCGTTGTCGTCGTCCTGTATTAAATCGAAGGACTCGGCGATATCGATGATGTCTTCAACCGTAGGATTAATAGGATACATATTCTTCCCGAGTGAGGCAAGGCGTTTAATGATGAAGACTACGTTATCAGGAGCGGTTACTCCGGCGGCCTTACGGGCCAGATCCTCGGCCCTCTTGGAATCGACGGTAATACCATTCCAATTCTTTCTAAGCTCGCGGAAACCCACGGAATGGAGTGTAGCGGCTTCAGCTTTCGGGTTCTTCAGCCTCTGTGCCAACTCCGTCGCGATGGTCTTATTGAAGGCGGCAAGGAGAATTTTGGATTCGGGGGCGAAGTTAATCGCTTCCAGAATGGTTGTAGTCTTGCCAGTTCCCGCGCGCGCACGAACTACAAGCGACTCATTCCCGGTTTTGAACTCATTAAAAATAACCTTTTGCTGTTCGCTCCAATTCGTTTCCATATAATATATCTCCTCCTTTTATTATTCATATTATATGGTAATTACCAAGAAATTCCATTTTCGTGGATCTTCCAAAAGTTTTCACTACCAGTTTCCCATTTTCAGTATGCAACCTTCCAAATCCAGCAGATGTTATATTTAAATTATTTAAATCACTATGGTTAGTTGCTACTGAAAATATAAATGGATAAGCTTTAGCAACTATTACATATTTAAATTCTCTCATTTTGACCTCCTTAAGAACGTTTTGCTATTTGTTCCAATGTTTCGATTATATCCTTGAGAGTGCCTTCATTTACTGGGCGAAGCTTTTTTGTTTCTATCACCTCAGTCAATATTTTTCCATCAGGTTTGCGGACGATTATCGCGGAACCACGGCGAGTGAACTCTTGAACATCTTTATTACCAACTACATAAACGTTATCACCTGCCTTGAATCCAAAAGGTGACCAGGTAATTGTTTTCTTTTCCTTATGTTCCTTTTCTTTGCCCGCCAGGATAAACTCCATCTTCCCACGTATATCTGTGGAGGAATATCTAAAATGTCCGGGTTTAAAAATAAACCCATGTTCTCGGGCAACATTCTTCAAAACTTCATCAACTGCTTTGTGAAATTTAACCACCTGGGCTTTTTCCATATTTAACTCCTCCTTTATTATTCATATTATATGGTAATTAACAAGAAATGTCAAGCAAAAAGACCGGTTTAAGATGATATAAATAATGTATATGGACAATCAATTACAGTCTGTTGCCGACGCTTTTACAACCAATCCTTTAACCGGCCAAATAACAATTCCAGGAAACCTAAAAGAGTTACCGAAGAACTGTTGGTTTGAAAACCACAAGAATATCAAAAAAGCTGGTATTCAAATTCAATATTCTCAGGAACAAATTGAAGAAATTATCAAATGTGCTACTGATATTGAATATTTTGCAGAACATTATGTTCATGTGGTTGATCCTGATATCGGTAAAACCTTAATCAAACTTCGTCCTTACCAAAAAGATTTCTTAAAACATATATTTGGAAATAGGTTTACTGTTGTTCTTGCCTCCAGGCAGGTTGGTAAATCTATGTGTGTTGCTATTTGTATACTTCATTATATGTTATTCAACAAGGATAAAAGTGCGGCAA